GAAGCCCGCAAAGCAGGAGAAAGCACCAGAGGCACCACCCAAGCAGGGAAAGACTCAGGAGGAGATAAACCACGCATTATACTCAAGAGAAATGAGGGAGTGCAAGAAAAAGAACCCCATACTATTTAGTATCGTGGCAGATAACTTGTCTCATAAAAAAGACTTCTCGCCTGCTGACCTCTCAGCGTATCAATGCAAGGTTTTTGTAGATGAGTTTATTCAGAGGGATAAATAATGGAACTTGCACAGCTTGAAAAAGAGCTCATGGAGAAAGCAGGATGGTTGGTCACAAAGCTAACTGAACAAAAAAAACTTGTGATTGATCATGCCCATGCTGAAGAGGCTTACCGTATTGCCCTTGCTTCCAAAATTACCGAGCTTAAATTAGAGGGCGAAAAGGTCACAATTATATCTGACATTGCCAGGGGAGATAAGACCGTGGCAGGACTGAAAAGAGATAGGGATATTGCAAAGGGTGTTTCTGATGCTTGCAAGTCCTCAATTCACTCACTACAGGCCACTATGTCAGGGATTCAAAGCCTGATATCAACTAAGAAAGAAGAGATGAAGTTAGTATAACACTTAAACCAAAGGAGAGAATGAAAATGAAACTGTACGAGATTGAAAACGGAATAAAAGCGATACTTGACATTGAACCAGATGAGAATGGAGAGCTTGTCATTGATTATGATGCCCTTGACAGCCTGGAGATGGAGAAGGCCCAAAAGATAGAGAACCTAATCAAGTATTATAAGGGGCTCATCAGAGATACAGAGGCATTCAAGGCAGAAGAAAAGGAGCTTGCTGTAAGGCGCAAAACCATAGAGAACAAGAGCGCATCCCTGAAGGCATACCTTGACCTGATCCACAAGGGTGATAAGGCAGAGTATGGAGTTCACAAGATCACCTACAGGAAGAGCGAATCTGTGCAGGGTGATGTATCATCTCTGCCAGCTGAGAGCCCCTATTTGAAGATTACAGAATCAGCAGACAAAGCAGGTATAAAGAAAGCTATAAAAGCTGGTGATGATGTTCCAGGATGGGAGCTTTCCACAAAGCAGAATATCCAGATCAAGTAAGGTAAGATTAGGCACACAGAGATAAACTATTAACCTTTGCCCCCGCACTCCAAATCATGATGGACTTGACCGCCAAGGATAAAACGGACGGATAATAGACCCTGCATCACAGCACATCCGATGCAGACCCCAGAGTGTGGGGGTAATTAATTTAACATCAGGAGGCAATATGACTTTATACATTATGACAGGCAATATTGGATCTGGAAAATCATTATTAGCCAGCAAGTTGGCGAAAATGGGAAACATAATTGTTAATATGGACAGTATTCAGCAGATGGTTGGAGGGGGTGAATATGGGTCCTATGACCATAATAAGAAAGAGATATATCAAATAACCGAGATGGCTGCTATTGAGTCTGCTTTAATGTCTAATCTGTCTGTTGTAGTCGATAGGACCAACATGGACATAAAGAGGCGCGCAAAGTTCATCGATGCTGGTAAAAAGCATGCACAAGAGATTATATCCATCAATTTTGGTGAGGGGACAGCCTATGGCCTGGAACGGAGATGCAAGAACAGCCATGGAGTCCCAAGAGAAACATGGGAAAATGTTCATGCATATATGAAAAAGTCATATGAGCCACCATCTCTTGAGGAGGGCTTTGACAAGCTTATAGAAGCACCTACCAAGTTTAAATTCCACGCTTTTGATTTTGATGGAACAATCGCCAAAAAAGACTGGCCTGGTATCGGTGAGCTTTTGGGTTGTACCGTTGAGAAGATGACTGCCCTATGGGAAGACCTATCCAATATCATCATCATATGGAGCTGTAGAAACGGTGATTATGAGAATCAGATGAGGGCTTTTTTATTAAAGCACAAGATACCGTTTGATTTCATAAATGAAAACCCGATGTTTGATCCCGGTGGGCGTAAAATATTTGCTCATGAATATCATGATGATAGGAACGCAGTTTAAACGGCCTTGCCCATCAGGGTGGCTGATCACTGTACTGACTCATGCATTACAGCCCAGAGTCAGCAGGATAAACGGGCGTGATTTATCTATATGCTACACTTTTGGAATAGGCCCTCTGCATTGGGTGGAGGGCCGAACCGGAGCTATGTGGAAGGAAGTCCAGACCTAATAATGAAGAAAGCTACTCCAAGAATACCGGATATTGAAAGCCCTGTGAGCCACCATAATGTATTGGTTGTTTTCTTTTGTACTGCAAGGGCTGTGTTAGTCTTGCCTATAAAACCCTCTTCTTTCTCATCCCCATGGAGGGATGTCTTTACTTTTAATACCTCAGTAAGAGTCTGGCTATTCATCATGGCACTAGCGTCCATTGACCCTTGGAGCTTATCTAGTTGATTTTTAAGCCGAAGTTCAATGATCTCCATTTTTTGGTCAACTATCTGCTTAGTCTCTTTATCCATGTCTCCCGGTCCCATGTTTTATTTCCCTACAGTTTCCCTTCAAATATAATATCAAAATTATTCCAATTGCGCCACTCATCTGCCAAAGTGTCAGGGTTTGTGCCCTTGTAGCCGTCATGTCTGGAGCCTGCCTTATATAGATAATAAGCCACAAGCTCAGAGCAGACCATTCTTTTAAAAATCATAATCTTTGCCAAGGGTGGGATTATATGCATGGGGATCCTCCACCATGGGTAGATATTGCCCTTCTGTTTCAGAACATCCCTGAGCCCGTTATCTATGTCTGTATCTATGGTTGGAACATTGCTTGCTTTACGGGCTATAGGTCTTGCAACCAGCACCATGTCACCACTATACGCCTTTAAGAAGTCCTGAGACTCAACCTTTTTGGGCAGGGCCTCAAGGGTCTGACCGTCATCAGAGATGATAACACCTGAATGGCTGTATGTTGAGCTGCCATCCCTGGACCATAACCACTGAACCGCATTGATTAGCAGACCAACACCAACACTTGGGTTTGAACTGCAAAACACATCACCCCTCTTGATTTCAATCGTCATCGTCATCCCCTCCATTCAATATTGCTGTTGGGTCGTTTATTATCATAGCCTGGAACCACTGAGAAATTAAACTGGGCTCACCATCATTGTTAATGATCACCTCTGCCCCTGACTCCGATCTATACTCAATCTGAGCGTTTCCCTTGGCCGTTATCTGATACTCTTTGACCAGGGCGTACTGTGGCTCATCTCCAGGCGCAACCTCAATAGGCACCCATTCTTGGATGTATGTGGTGGTTGCACACCCTGACATAATGCAGAGTGCACAACATATCATCAGCTTAATCAAGTTTCTCACTCAGCTCATCTATGGCTTTTTCTATCTCAAGCAATTTCGGGTCATTCAGGGCCGCTTTTATACTGGTCCCCTGCTCTTGTGCTTTCAATATAATGCGATCGGTAAGGAGCTGCGCCTGCTTTACTAGGCAATCCCTCATAGCCTCACCATCTAAATCCACGCAATATTCCAGCTCTTCCTTTATAACTTGTTTGTCATATGAGCTGCAAGCAACAAACAAAGAAGTAGAAGCCCAGAAACATACACTCATAAAACTAGAATAAATCAAAAATCTCCAATTCAAATTCTTCAACATTTTCCATCCTCCCCATAAAGTTTCTAAAGGTTGCGCCGCTATTTAGTACGGCCCTATTCTCTCCTAATTTGCCTGGATACTGGCCTAATAAGACACATCCCTCTGAATGGGCCTCTGTATTGCCTGCGTGGAACAGAAGGGCAGTATGGCCAGGGACAATAATTTCAAACGTGTCAGGCCATTTTGTGCCGTGGAATCTCTTGGCCCTGTACCAACCCACAGGAATCTGGAACTTGTCACCCCCTGCATCAGGCATCAGGAAAGAGCAGAAATATTCCCCATCCAGGACCAAGGCACCTAGTGCGCCCTGGTCGGTTTGTTCTAGCCTGTAAAGGTTAATCACCGTCACCATCCCAGTTTTTAAATTCTTTCAACCAAAAAGTAATCTACTAAAATACGGTCTGCTGCATCTGCATGTTGACCTGTAACTTTTACCTCAACATCTGCGGTAGTGTCGATTGCTGAAGAAGTCTCATTCATCGTCATTGTTCCATTATTATTAAGCTCCCAATAGACCATTTGTGCGCTCGTCCCAGTTGTGTTTTGTATGATAGCCTCAAGTTTCCACTCAACGGCATCATTCGCAGCAGGAAACACGGGAAAAGAAGTGGCTCCAAAATAAAGTTTAATAGTCTTATTACCGGCACCACCTGTCTTCTTACCTACCACAGTAACCTTAATGCCTCCACCCTCGCTTATTGGAGTTGCTCCAAGTGTGTTAGCTGGTATAGTTGTTCCGGCCAAATCAACCTCTGCTGTTGATGCTCCGGTTGATACACTCAAGGCCGATTTAGCATAATACAATTGCTGGCCTATAGTTCTCCATTCTCCAGGAGTTCCAGCCTCTATGCACGCCCACCCAGATGGGAAATCAGCATTTTGATTATAGATAGTATCCCCCACATTCCAAGTACCTGTTGTGGGGATGACTGAGCCGTAAAAAACTTTCCTCCCAAACATTTGCCACGGAGTATCCCCTGTATCTGGAATGATAGTTGTCCTACGCCTCGCTGACGCATCTGCATAATTTATACGATCACTACCCGAGGAGATATATCCCTCTAATAGGATACCGTTATTTGATATATCAAAATCATATGAGGCAGCCGGGTCATTCAACGTTATTTCCCTAACAATACCTCTTGATGCTGATTGGACTCCAGTAACAAAATTCTCAATAATCATTCTATCAAAAATCCACCCCTGACTTGTGGTTGTAACACCTGTTTCAAATTGTGTGATATAGGCGTCTTCCACAGTTACAGTTGTACCTAATACAAGCTTTATACCAATACCTGTAGTTCTACTTTTACCACTTACGTATACTTGCTCTATACTAGCGTCCAGAGGGTCCTCTAATATTATACCATTAGTGTGCTGTAGAAGTCTTACGTTTTCAATTTTAGGGTACCTCTGTACTTCTGATCCCGAGGAATAACCAGCTATACCGTACCCCGTGGAACCACCGGAGGAATTGATACGTAAATCTCTTATTTGTACGTTTTGCAAACCCGTAATGGTGATAGAATCATTAGACGCATGAGTATTATCTAATCTACTCGCGTCTCTATTTAGGCCTTTTAGTGTTAAATCGTCTACCAAAGTAAGGCCTTCGTGTCTGTACACCCCAGGTAGTACTTCAATCTCACCACCTAAACCGTCCAAAGATGAAATAGTGGCCGACATTGCGTCATGATCGGATATAGCATCCGCCGGGTTAGCCCCAAACCTATCAAAATGCTCTTTACCCCCAGCTTGATAAACTATAGCTCCACCGTTACTAACGTCATATATTTGTTGATCAGGAGTCGAGTGGACATTACTAGGTCGATAGGGCCTTATAGTTACACCAGAAGTTGCAGGAACAAGTATAGCCCCATTCTCAAACTCAAGAGTGATGTTTTCTGGTATAGAGAAATTATTTAAGAATGTGAAGTCAGTCTCTCCGTCAGGGTCATCGTTACCGCAATAGATAGTTGCTAGGTCTGTGCCTATCCTGTTTTTAATGTCAGCAAAAGAGTTGTCGTCACCATCTACTGACTGATCCAAGACCTTATAATCAGGGTAATATATAGAGCCCCTATTAGGGGGGAAATAATTTATCACCTTACCAGGGCCTACTACATAATCAGAAAATGCCTCAATATTGCTCTCTGGTGGCAAAATAAGAGTCACACCTGATGCAACATAAAATTGAGCCCCATTTTCAATATAGAGCCTCATTCTATCATAACCGCTCAAATCCAAGTCACTGGCTACCATATATTGTGTAGTGGTCCCACTCTTATCATGGTGCAAAATATTGGTATAATAAGGGGTTACGCCCTGGTCATCTATTATATTGTAGAAGGTAACGACTGAATTATCAGCTGATCCTTGGTCTGCTGCGCTTGGATCTGGTGCAAATTGCTCAAATTTGGGCGTGATCATATTGGGAAGTTCAGTATCTACAGTAAACGCATAGCTGTAACTTGAGGCCAGAAGGATTAATAGTGTCAGGATTAGTCTTTTCATTTGTCTCCCCTTATTGGTTTTCATTTTCTGATTGCTGGGCAATGCCTAAGGCGGCAAGGATTCCAGGGTAATTATTAGGTATTACTGTTTTGAGTCCCTCTAAATACGCCTCAGGGTCTTGCAGCTGCTCTCCTAGAGTCTGCGCCCTGAATGGTGTGCTTTTGGGTAGTACTTCAGGCACAGGAGACAAGGACCCCTTAACGAAGCTTGCCTTTTTAATCGGGTCAGTTACAGCCTTGATAGCTCCAAAAGCCAAGTTAAATCCGGGCTTTGCAGAAATGGCACTGATTCCCATCCTATTAAACAAGTCAAGAATAACATTTGCCGACCCCTTTGGTGTTGTCTTGTCTGGTGGGGTTAATTCTGTTGCTATTCTCTCTATATTGTTGAGCCTATTCAATACAGGTAAATTGTCTTTAAATATCTCTTTAAGCTTATCCTTGCCAAGAGTCTCCAGCCTTTTATTAAATGCCGTATGATTAAAGACAGGAATCCCATCTATCTGCCTGGAAGGGGTACTAAAACCAGCATTTACAAGATCAAATATAGTTGTTGTTTTTAGGGCCTCCAATGAAAGCGCTCCCTCTTCCCCGGCCTCCTTTAAGGTCTCCATTAGCTTTCCTACCCTCTCAGCAGGAATCGCCTTGCTTGCTATCTTATCACTGTACACTTTAGAGGATTCAATCATTTGATCGACTCCGTCCCTGCCTGTAGCGATTAGCTGTTTTGCAAGAGCCTTATCACTATATTCCCCCTTTTTCTTCGCATGGGCTGCCCTAGCTTTCTTGAATGGGTCAACTATATCATCTGCAACGCCTGCATCCTCTAAGGCCCTTCCAACGGTGTCAAGCTCAGTATCTAATGATGATTTCAAGTCGTGGACTATCCCTCTGATTGCTCCAGTTGTATCGGCAGAAGATATATTATTCAGGCTCTTCCTGAATCTCTCAAAGTTGGTAGTGTCAAGGGGCGTATACTTTTTAATCCTTCCGGATATTTCTTCGGTGGGTTCAATAACTCCATACTTAGCTAATAATGTTTGCAAATCAGAGACAGATGCCCCTGCTGTAATAGCAAGATCATCTAATTCGTCAATACCAGGCAGGGCACCTTCAATACGCTTAGTGAATATGGGAACAGACCCAACGTCCTTAACATTTTGGACCGCTGCGTCATACAGTTCCCTGGTAGCAGTACTCATCTGATTATAACGTCCTTCAAGCGCTTCTTTTATTAACTGTCCTGTTTCAGTCTTCGTGAATTCGGAAGGGAATAAATCGGTTAGCCTGTTCTTTATCCTTTCACTCTGCTTCAACTTGAACGTCCTGAATGGCTCCGCTGCTATATCTTCAGCAGAGCCCAATAATGATTCCTCTTTGGATAGTTGCTTAAAGTCCTTTGTAAGTTCACCCTTGGATATCGGAACCCCTTCCTCTGCAAAAAGTGCTGCCCTTGCAACCTGTTTAGGGTCGGCCCCTGCTGGCTGTGATTTAATAAAGGCCTGAGCCTCTTCTGTTAGATCCTCAAATGTCCGACCTGACATATCAAGAGCCTCTTTAAGTTCTGCTGTTGGAGTGCCCAAGTTGTCAAGCAGGGACCCCTTAGGAGCCTTGCCCATAATCTTTCTAAAAAACTTACCTAACATAGTTCCAAGAACAGGGAGGAACAACTCCGCACCAGTTGCCAATGCTGCGCCTGAAAAAGCCCCCTTTGTCTGATCTTCAGACAGTAATGCCCCTTCAAGGCCTCCAGCGGTTCCAGCTCCTCCTGCTGATACCAACCTTACAGCTTTGGGGCCAAGGCCTGCCCTTGATGCCGCTGCGCCTGCTCCCTCTGCGGCTACTAAACCAAGAGGCGCGAAAGGTGCCGCCTCCCCTAATGTTTCACCTGCTCCCGTGGTAATAGGTCTCTCTCTTTTTAGTGCTGCAATGCCCTCATACTCGGTTGGGTCAGCTGGATCAATTAGCCCAACGCTGCGCCCTACATTAACAAAGCCCTTACCAGCTCCAATCAAGGTTGCCTGGATTGGCCCCACCTCTTGTGCCAGCTCCGAAAATACCTCTTCTCTTTGCCCTGCCATCTTTTCACGCAATGCAGCTGATCTTGATTCCTTAAAAGTCTGCCCCACACCAAGATCAAGGACTCCTTTTCTTGATAGAGCCTCAACTGAAGCCTTTTGATCAGGAGTCATTGTTCCTGAGTCGTATAACTCTTTTAACTTGGCGAGAGCTTTTTGATCTGCCATTATTGCACTCCTGCGGCTCTTTTAATGAGCTCCTCGACACTCAGATTATCATAATCAGAATCAGGTAGGGTCTCGCCTGGCTCTTCTATCCTTATCGAGTCCACGGGCGTAAGGCTAAAGGATAGCAGGTCATCAATATCATTGACTGTGAATTCATCACCTCTTGCAACTGCTGCCGCCCTTGCTCTTTGTGCTGTGTTTTCAGCTATTCTAAGAGCCTGGGCCAATAATCTCTTATTCGTCTCTGGTGACTTGGTGAAAGCAGCCTCAATCCTAGCAAGCCTTGAGCCCTCTGCTTCAGTGAATGCAGCGCCAAAAGTTTCCCTTAATTGAGATAAAACTGCCTTACCTAAAGTGTTGGACAGCTCACCTTCATCAGCGCTCTCAACACCAAATATCTGCTTGGCCCTTGCCGCCACAGCACTGAATCCACCTGTGTCAACTGAATCAAGCAGATCTATAGCCCTCCTTATGGTGGCGGTTGACTCTGCTGCTGCAACGCCTCTTGCTATTAACTCGGTAGCTTGGGCTTCAGTGCCTCTGGCTGCTGCCTCCTGGGCCACCTGACCGACCTCTCTTGCTGTTTCTTCCTGTCCTGTTTCGCCTAATTCAGATACAAGTTCGAGTCCAGATAATTCAGCCGTTTCAGTTTTGAGTGTCCCGGTGGATGGGTCAAAAGAGCCAACCGCAACCGCTGTTTGTCCTGTTGCTGGGTCTCTCACTATAAAGGATCCTGTTTTCTGGAAAGCGGTTCCTGCCTGCGCTGCTTCGGTCTGCTCTACTGTAAGCTGCTGCGCTGTAGTCGGCATAAGCTGATCAATGATATTGCCCTCTGTATCATCTGAAAGCATTTTCATTTCCATGAGGATCTTGCTTGACACAACAGGATCTCTTTCTTTCCTGTATTGCTGCTCAAGAGATTGCAAGGTGCTCTGCCTATACAGTGGCCATCGTTCTTTGAAAGAGTTGTAAACTGTCCTGTGTGTTGCACCCTCTGCCCCTGCGAACTTATCAAGATCAGTCAATACAGAATCATAGGCGTTCAATACTCCTTTGCCCTCAAGAATCTTTTTGAATCCAGCCACTTTATCATGCCCAAAATTAGTATCTGCATGGCTGGCGACTTCCTGAGTGAATGCCTGATGTTCGCCCAACCTCTGCTCTTGGGCTCCAAGCCTTTGTTCCTGGGCTTGAGCGATTCCAAGCGTTGGTTTTTCAACCTCCTCAAACCTTCGCTCACTCAAATCAAGGGCTTGCTGCTCCTGCTGAGCCCCTGTGGCAAGTGCCTTTGCCCTGTCCCTTGCCTCCATTATAGATGATACTTGGCTCGGTAAGTCAGACAAAGCACTCCTCAATGGGCTAACACTTGTTAATCCATCAGCCATTGGCTTGAACCTCCTTGCTTAATTCGTCCTTGATAAAACCCATAACATTACAAACACTTAGGAAAAATTCACTCACAATCTTACTTGTAATATGTTTCCGCTTCTCATAATACCCAAGCTCTACATATCCATGGTCAATCAACCTATCTACAAGGATCTTCTTGACTATGGCCTTGATAATACACGATTTATTAATAAAAGGCACGATTAAAGATGCCAGCCAATAATACCCTATTACCTGGGATCTGGTTAAAAATGTATCTCTATACTCCCTGGTCAACTCGACTTCTGGACTGTCGTGAGATGTGCAGGCTGTAACAATAATACATGAATCACTTGCTAAATCGGTTAATCCAGCAACTGGATTCAAGGCAATTTTGGCTAGGTCTTTATCCTCTGTCTCTTCTATAAATTCGCCACCCTTCTCAACTATGTCCATACCAACATTGACCTTTTCAAATGCAGGCACTAAGACAGGACCAGCAGCAGCACCAACCTGTGATCCAACAGCAGCACCAACAGGCCCACCGAATACCCCGCCTACCGCACCACCTGCAACGGCTCCAGCGGCCTCATGTTTTTCCCTGGTAGACTGGGCCTTTTCTGCTCTGGCTGCTGCCTCTTCGCCCTTTCTTATGGCCTCTTGCCTTTCCTGCCTCTGCTTCTCAAGCTCTTGAACCTGCAATTTCTGACCAGCCTTAACGCTGGCTTCCTGTGCAAAACTTTCTGCGATGCCTGCCGTTTCAGCCTTAGATAGTGGCCTTCCTGCAATTCTTGCTCTTCTACGGGCAGACTGTAATGCAGATGCGAAATCAACCATGGGAACTCCTCCTAATTGTCGAATATCCTATCAAGTGAATCATAATAAAGCCCTAAGCCTTGCAATTCCATACCATCAGCAACTGAACTTATGGTACTCGATATTTTGAAACTATGTGTCAAATATGGTCCCATTATACAGGACTGAGTGTCAAAAGGGCCAGAGTTTAAAGCTATAGAACTTGGAGATCTCTGCATGTTCGTTCCAGATACGGTCAAAACATCATCACCATAATGCTGTATAGATATGGACTCAGTTGCAGCACTTTTGTTTTCAAACATCAACCTTGTGTATTTGATGGTTGAGTTTTTCATTAATGGGTATGTTGGATCAAGGAAATGGTTCTTGGTCCATACATATTGGCTGATACCGGTACCGTTCCACGTGAAACCATTCTCAAGGCGATACATGGCCCCTTCATCTGTAGCACCATAGGTATATCTTTTTCCTTCCTCAGTCTTAACCACAAAGGCACTCTGAAGCTGATTTGAGCCTGATCCGTTCTCTCTGTAAAGCTTGGTCCATTCCCCATATTTAAGCGAATATTCAAGCTCTACATTGTGAGTTGTTGCACCTGAACCTGATGATATCAAAAGCTTATAGGCCATAATATCAGAATCAAACCACCCAAGGCTATCGGGTTGTCTGTCTACAGGTATATAAGTAGGGTCGTCTGGATCCCAATAATTTCTAATGTCCGCATGGATAGGCACGATCACTGCGCCATCACACATATAAACTCCTGATGAGCCCTGCCAAATGGCGACATGTCTTTCGCCCTGTTCCTCGCTTGCAACTTCGCAAACGGTTATAGACAATGGAGCTATGCAACCTATGTTGCTAGACATTTGCTGAACCGTCCAATCTCCAGGGTATGTTCCAAACAACCTGTATGTTTCATTTTGCTTGCATACTATCAGCTGATCATATCCGGTAGAGTTGAACACATTATAAATATTTGCAGTCCCTATGATATCTTCATCAGTCCCAAAATATACAAATCCAGCATCAGAACCATTAAAAATATAAGGAGCATTGAAAGATGAAAATATAGCCTTATTTTTCTCTCCGCTCTGCTCAGACAATAATATGGTCCTATTCCCGTACAGAGCCGCAAACTTATAATTCTTGATCTCTTCTTGGCTCGGTATACCTGTTATGTAATATATCTCCGTTTCATCGTCTAGATTCGCAGTCCATGACAACCTATAATAATACAATTCAGCTTCTGTCTCTATGGCTGTAAGAAACTCATCTGACATATCGGGAGAATCAAAGGTTATAGTACCTGACTTGCTTAAGCTAACACCGTCAACATTGGTAGAGTCATCAATATTGCCTGCTTCCTGCCATGATCCGCCATCCCAATATGATACTGATACAGTGGCTGAGTTTCCGTTTCCTTTCTTCGCTGGTATGTTCAAGCTTATTGACTGCAACCTTTCTATGGATCCAATCAGCAAATAGTCATCAGCTGTTCCAAGATCATCCAAAACAACCACGGTTGTCGTATCGTCATCTTGGGCCTCAGGTGTGTAATCATTATAGACATCAGCATCAAATACAAAGCATGATGAGATTATAGCATTCGCACCGTCCCAGATATTAGATATCCCCTGGGGTTCTGCTGAGCCTGTAATGTATGATATTTCGACACCAGCATCGCATTGGCTCACCTCGATTTGATACCAAAAAAGCTCTATTTCATCCACAAGCTTTAAACTGGCTATTTCTGTTGTGCTATCAAAGGTAACCGATCCAGTTTGATACATGCTTGTTGCACCGCTTGCTGTACCATCAACCAGATTAGAAACAGGTAACCATTCGGATCCAGACCAGTAGTTCACCAACATGGTACTTGATGCGATATTCGGAGTCTCAATATACATCCTGAATCCGTCAAGCTTTAAATATGACCCAAGATACATGTATGTCTTGCCTGTAGATGTATATTCTGATGTGGGAGGAGTGAAAGCAGATGAATACCTGGCAACACCCTTGCTTACCCTTGTTTCATCTATCCAACCATTAAAATCAAGCCCTATAGATACTCCACTTGCATAATCAGGGATTGCGCTTGACTCTGAAACAGATGCTTTCTGAACACCGTCAATCCATATATTCCATGTATCTGTATCATTCCTGGTAACCGCGATATGATACCAAGTATTGGTTGATATAAGCCCATTTGCAGTACTTACACTCACAGCAGCAACATCATCAACCTCATGGTAAAAGGCCACATTACCAGCAGACCCAACAAAAAACCCTGCATAATTTGTTGAGCCTGATCCCTGGTAATAAACATATAGATCATCATCAAGAGCATTTACACGCACCCATGTATCAATAGTTAAAGCAGATGACCCAAAGTTCCAATCATTTGAATCATGGATTGACAAATAATCTCCAGTTCCGTCAAACAGCCCAGAACTTAAACCAAATTTCTTGTATGCAGTATCGAGCTGAGCATTTCCGTTTGCAGTCACAACATGAGCGGACCCGCTATCATCCGTGAAAGTAGTACTTCCATCAAGTCCATTATTATGCAGCATTAATACCACATTGCTGTCGATTTCTGCCTCTGCTGAGGCTGTTACTGCAACATTCCCGCTATCTGTAAGAGTATTAGAAACCTGCTCTGAATAATCATATGAGAAGCTTCCATCCGGATCATATATCTTGAATCCTAAAACGCTGGACTCATCCCCTCCCCATATTAAGGTCTCCTCCCCGTTGGCATAGACAATATTCCCCTGGGGAGCTGGTGCGAATCTACCCAGGCCAGCACCTTGAGCATCATTATGCCATACCGTGCTTGAAAAATTACCTTGGTTGGGTATTGCAGTGGTGTTTCTATAAACACGGCCACTGGTTCCGCTTACATTGGTTGCATATACCAAAACATGGGATTCATCAGGCTGATCCTTTTTGAAGTGATAACCATTCTTGGGGTATTTGTATGTTGAATCCCAGACAGAAGAATTGATAGGCGTATGACCCTTGACCCCAATAAGCCCTTGATGGTCTTTCCTTAGATTCTGAATGTCTTGGAATCCAAAATCATCAATCAAGGATGGATCATTGGCAGGTTGCCATCTACCATTAAAAGTGATTGCATACCCATCCATTGATTGGGCATTACAAATACCAAGTAATATAAAATAGATAAATAAAGTCAGTAATATTCTCATAGAAGAAACGGAGCCCCCAGATCTTCCTTACTAGCTTTTTCCCAAAAGTCAGTATTAAGTGTTTTCATTGCTTCAAGTTGGTTGGCATATAACCCAGGCCATAATGTTGGATTATCAACCATCACATTGTTTTCTGCAAGCCTGGTTGCTGCCCCTGATACTATCATATGGTGGAACTGTGGCGGCAATAAAGGAACGTCTGTGCTGTTTACGAGCCTTGGGGCTCTGGCTTCGAACCAATATCTGAGCTTGTAATTGTCGTCAGAGCTTGGATGCCATATGATTTGATTTGTCTCTCCTCCTGTGCTGCTGAAACTTTTGCCTGCATAATATCTTTCAGGTAACCCCGTGTTATCTGTCCAGTGGTTTTCACCGTAATCCTGATCAAATCCGTCTGGACCAATTGGAGTCATTGCCTTTTCATCATTCCAAGATGCGTTGGTTATTCTCTGTATTGACTTTCCCGTTGTATTTAATGTCAGACCTCTATGGCCTATTATGCCACCGCTTTCATATGAGCTATATGAAGCTGTTGAGATCCCCAGATTTAAAAGATTTGGACCAGGCACAGAATTAACAGCGGCTATTCGCTCATTTACCTCTGTCATACCTTGGACGTTATTAATCACAACCAACGCACCAACGCTTAATCCATGGGGTGATTCTGTGGTAAAAATACCAGGGTTTGCCTTTGATATCGCCGTGATATTGGAAGGGGCTTGAGCCTCAAGAGAGTCATCCAAATCGATCATCCACCAGAGAGGATTATTCCTGTCATAAACCATAATTTCATTCAAGTAGACCATGTTTACAACATCCTCGATGATGTCATTCATGGAGTTATTGAAATCCCTAATGATATTCTTAACTCTGGTCTTTATTTGCCCATAATTTAAATAATCAGTCATGGTGTCCTTTGAAAAATCCCCCAGGTTGCCCCAGGGGATTTGATTATTCTAAATATACCAGATTATCTGAGTCTTGTGAACAGGTAATGAATGTAACCTGCTGCGGTATCAGATCCGGCTGAACCTGTATAAGTCAGGCTGACTGCGTTGGCTCCAGTGCAGACATGGCCATCAGGATCAAAGTTTGTACCATCATCCATCAAGGCCCCTGAAGTGGTCAGGGTCACAAGAGGATAACCAGCGGTTGCAACTGATACTCCAGCAAGGAACCCGTTTGCATCTCCAGCTGTTTCAGAAGAAAGCAGGCCAATGTCAATTGTTTCAGTGGCATCTACTGTCACAATTTCAGCCTGTACATGCTCGATAAGAGTATCATACTGAAAATTAACACCTGTGTCAGTCTCTGAGTTATCAGAAGCACCAAACCATATCATTCCAGTATGCTGCTCACCTGGGCTCTCATCAATTATGATAGTATGCTGATACTGATTGAAGTCCTCAACAAAGGCCGTATAACCACCATCTGTATTGACTACGATCAGATCTACATTCTCATCCCCTGCCTCGCCTGGGTCAACTCTAAACCTTACATAGTCATTACATGTAACAGAGCTTGCAAAGGCTGTAGCTGATACAGGATTGGTGATTGATGTCATGGTGTCATCATCAAACTTATAAAGAGTCTCCGCTGTGTCAGAGTTTGCCTGTAGAACCTTAAAAGTAATCCCTGAGGTCTCCCTGACAAGGTTTTTCTCTCCAATGGCATTCGTTGTGCCATCCCAAGAGTAAACGGCTGCTGTCATGTCCTTAAATTCTGCCTGAGCTGCGCCTGCATAAACACAGAACATCATCGCAATTGTGATCAGTGTAAAAAGTTTTTTCATGTTATCCTCTCCAAGAGTTGGAATTATTGCCCACGGTGTTACCCCGTGAGTTTTCCACTCTCATTAAAATGTTTGCTGTGAACCAAAGAGCCTCATAATTGGTATCAGTAACACCCGAATCGGAATCAAGCTGCTCTGTGAGTGTCTCAATTGCGTCAACCAGGTCATACAACCAATCAACTAGCTCTCTCTGAGGGCCTAAACCACTACCAGGATTAAACCAAAACGCCTTGCCATTGCCAAGGGTATTACCCTGCTGGTTTGTAACCATCTTAAGGCATTTAGCCGTATATACGTTCGCCTCATAATCAGTGTCATTAACAGTTCCATCCGCGTCAAGCTGCTCTGTCAATGTCTCAAGGCTGTCATATATCTGATAGGCAAGCTCAATCAGTCCGTCTGCGCTCTCTCCATAAGGACTGATCTTTTTGAAATTCTTTTCGGCAAGGTACTGACCTGTTTTATTGCCCCTGGTATCCTCAATAATTGTATTGAAAATAGCAGTATAGCAATTAGCCTCGTAAGTTTCATCAGTGACACCACCATCATCATCCAGCTTGGTGCAGATGCCCTTAATTGAGCTGACTATCATATACAGCAAATTGACAAGATCTTTCTGACTCAAGCCAGTGGGCTTTATATCAGGGTATATACTCGCCATAAATTACACCTCTACATTGTTGGATATGCTGCCTGCTACATCGTCAAGGGAATCCTCAGACTCTCCAGAAATGGAACTTGCAACACGTTCAACCTTTAAATGAGGATTGATAATTATACCAAAAAGCTTTCTCAGCCTGCTACTCTGGTTAGGATCAAGAAGGACATAGTTGGTGTCAACCTGTACACCGCCCTTTCTTTTCAGCTTGAAAAGCAACTGAGCCCTAAGGCTGTGGCTTTCCACTATCGCAACGGTAATCTTTCCGCCGTCTTCAAGTTCAAGCGTCCTGTCAAAAACGATGTCAGTGTTTTCTCCTCCATTGTCATAATCCCTTAAGACTCTTGAATGATAGCTCTTTAGGGTAACAACTTTATCCTTTGGGGCCTGTCCGTCTCTTTTGTCAACAGTGATTGTTACGGCTTTGCCTGAAGGATCTTGAGGAACAAACATCTGGGGGTTAAGGCCAACAACATATGTTGTAGGTGTCAACACCTCACCGATATGAACCTTTTCATTCAAAGGATATCCATCAAAAGGGGCAGGAGTCCTTGCAGTATCCTGACTCAGTTGCTTGAAATCCTTCATGGAAAAGCTTCTGATATCAACCTTTTTAAGGTCTTTCTCAAGGTCGCTTTGCCTCTTCTTGTTCTCTGCTTTGCTTGCAGGATCTATAAGCTTTTGATCTTTTGCCATTTTCTCTCCATACTATCCCGTTAGTTGGGATAGGAAGGGCAAGCGGGAGATTCTTGCCCTTGTCAGGATGTACGGCCAGTACACCCCTATCCTATCAAGCCAAATTAATTATTGGTCCTCATTGTTCTGACAGCGATCACAGCATTGTCAGCACCGTTAAACACATTCTTGGTTGTTCCATAGATGGAACCGATACAGAAACCAACCTTATTCTTGTAGTCAAAGGTTTTCTCTGTCCAGATCTTACGCTTTGCGTATGCAATGGCACCGGCTCCGCAACCCATAAAAAGTGAAGTGGTTCCGTTTACATTGGCACCAGATCCCCAGTTTGTGGATGTGGCTGTTCTGGAATGCTCATGGATAGCTGTACCCTTATGCACTCCAAGTGCTGTATGGAATATAGGGTTATCAGGTCCAGCCTTCATAGCTTCACGCTGAGCCTGCGCCCATGCGGCGTCTCTTTCAGACAGGTCAAAAGCTGAGTCAGGAGAGGTCACAAAAGCAAAGCCCTCTTTCCCCATCATCTTCTTTCCTATGATCTTTGGAGTTGCCTTGTGAGCGTATGCAACACACTTACTGATAAGGCTTAGAGTGAGATAGTCACCCGCCTCGATAGTTGCTGTACTGGTTGCATCACCACCATAAATAACCTTTGTTGGAGATGTGCCAAGATCAGTGAAGAAATCCTGATCAATAGTCTCAGCCATCCACCTTTTAAGCAGCTCCTTGGCCCATTTCCTGACGCTCTTGTCAGATGGGTACTGATCAGAAAGCTTTCCAAAGGTACGGATTGCGTTTCTTTTCTGGTCCAGGGTGATAGCATCATCAAATACATCTGGAACTTCCTCATTGCCTTCCATGGTGGAGTCACCAGATACACCAGATCCTGAAAGATCCCTGAGCTGTCCAAAGTTGTGCTGATATCCCTGCTCTTTCTCAAGGTCAGGAAATTCAACTATAAAATCATTCATTTCAGATGGACCAACAAAACCATGTCCGTAGAAATAAGACTCAGTCTTTGCCTCTATCCACCATCTCTTAGCCCAAGTCTGGGCTGTCAGTGCGTCTGTAGTTTTAAATTCCCAATCTGCCATTTTAAAGTCCTTTCAGACTTGATACCGATCAAATAGGATCCCAGTCTATACCTGGAAACTTATCCTTAAGAGATTGAGGGGCATCCTTTAAAAAGCCACCATACTCTTTCTCAGACATATTATTCATCTTAGAAACCATCTGGTGCTCTGACATTTGCTCAAAAGACTCCCACTTATTACCAGCTGGCCTGTCTCCACTTCCACCCTGTACTGTATGGCCCGGGTTCTGCTTGAGCTTATTGCCCAAATTCCTGGCTCCATTCTTCAGGGCATCCTCTATGATCTTATCCTTAAACAAATAAGTGTAAGCCACGTCAAGGTTTGTGGTGTGATTCTTAGGGTCAGATATAAAATCTATGACCTGCTGTAATGCACCGTCAACCCCTGCGACTTCATCAGATGATAAGGCTTTAAGATCTTCTTTGCCATAATGGTTTTTCGCAAATGTCTCTTTAAAGGTTGAAACATCACGCTCCGCCTGGGCTTTCTCTTCCTCTGCTGCGGTTGCCTGCTTGGCCTGCTCTGCCCTCACTTCGTCATTGGCTCGCTCTGTGTTGAGCTTCCAAGAGATATAAAGGTCTGCTGCTGCCATTGGGTCAACTTTCTGCACTTCGGCTAGAGTCTTGCCCTTGTGAGTCCCAGAATCAACAATCAGGTTTGCTGCTGCTGCTGGGCTGGTATCCTGTATCTGTGTGGATACCTGAGCAGGCGTAGGCTGAGTGTTTTTAGGGGCAGGGGCCTTGTAATCAGCCGGTGCCTTATCTGGGTGCAGTTCGTAATATTTCTCAACTCCTAAGGTCTTGATCAGTTCAAGTTCACGTTTAGTTTCGTTTTTCTCCCAAGTAAGCGCGTCAATCCTTTTGTCAAGATTGCTCTTTGGTTCACCTGGTACGGGTTCTTGGCCTCCTGGCTCTGGCTCCTGCTCACCCTCTTTGTCTGGGTCAACATTTGGCTCTGGCTCAGCTGGTTGCTCTGGTTCTTGTCCTGGGTCAGCTGGTGGGTCGTCAATCGCTGGCTCACCTTCTGTCCCTGGTTCAGGATTTCCAGGTTCCTGTGCAGGCTCCTCCTGCGGCTCTACTTCTCCCAATTCGACTAATTCCTCTGGTGTAAAGCCTTCATTTAAATCTACTCCCATATTACTCCTTTTTGCATGTCTCTTATGAGGCCGACAAGTAGCCTATTAAGTGCATGTCATTAATGGCTGACAAGGGGCCATGATTCCTATTTTTCTTTTACCTTAAGCTCAATCTTAAAAAGGCCGGTCACGGTGTACTTATCAGCCTCATAGTCAGCTGGTAACAGGCTCCTGTCTATCTCAAACCGTCTTGGCCCGATTATCTTCTCACCTTCCAGGGTGATCCTTGCGGCTCTACGATCTACAGACTGAAACTTGACCTCACCGCCTATCTCAACTTCTATAACTTCCTTTTTCTTGGGCTTCTTTGGTGCTCTCTTCTTAACTGCCATTTATTGCGCTCCTTGTTGTTGTATTTGCTGTTGTTGGGCCTGTAATTCTGCCCTTTCCCTTTGTCTCTGCCTTTCTACCACTGAATCCTTATTCGGATCATCTATATAGTCAAGAGCTGCCTCTGTATCAAATATCTGGGCATTTCTAAGCTCTATTGCTGCTCCAAGTTTTGCCATCCTATTGGTGGGCATACTTGAACCAGCTGTGATTTTAACATCAATATCAACTATGGAAAGCTCTGGGTTGCCATCAATGGGGGATATAAGGTTAAGAGCCTCAAGCCATCTGTTTTTTATTAAGATACCCTGCTCTTTCTTCATCCTGGCGATCTCTTCAACAGCCTGGCCCTGCTCTTCTGCCTGCTGTATCTTCTGCTCGGCCTCAAGCCTCTCCTCTTCTGGCAACCACTCATACAACTCAGAATCCTCTATCAACCTCTCCCATTGGTCACGACTCCAGAAGCGCATGCACTTTGCAATGATGGACTTGCCAAGCCTGACCAAGGCTGACTCCAAGGCCCTCAAGAAAGGCTTTGACATCATCGCACCAAACTCCTGAAGAGCGTAAACAGTCTGCCATGCTATGCGCTCTGATATGTTTCCACGCATTACATCGGATAAGTCATACTGATTATCAACATCAGTTGAATTAAGCTGCTCAAGCTCACCAAATAACTGCACATTGGCTGCACCAGACCCCAATCTGTAAGGCTGAAAGGCTGCGTTTTGATCAACTATAAGCTCAGACCCTGGTGTACCTGGTTGACCCTGCCAGACCGCATTCTTTGGCCTGACTACTGGACTTGCTGCAAGCTGAGTAACTGCATATGTCAGCTGCGCTCTACGCTTTATTAGGTCCCTGTTACTCTCCACTGCATAATTAGTTGGGCTCATTGGGTAGGCTGTTCTGGTCCTGTGATGTGGTAGCCCTGCCCAATCAATAATAGGCTCGCCATCGGCGTCCACACCCTCAGGGTTCACCTCATTGCTCATCACCTTTTTGCCAACTATAACAATCTTTCGTCTTACTTCTCTTCCCTTCTCAATGACCTCCACAACTTTGTTGGCCTCAATAGCTGCATCAGCCTCTTCCTTGGTCTCAAAAGTAACAGGAACCACTTTCATACCATTGACTTGATAACCAAAGTATTCAGGCACAGTCTCAAGCATCCAAGCTTCTATCTCCCATACCATGGGCCGCTCATCACAGTCAGCGTCTTTCTCACTCACGTTCTCTGCATAGTTGTCACCTGAAGTAAGCCCCTCTGAAAGGGTCGGCTCTCCTATGTCACTGCTGGTGCTAAACTGGATATCCTCTTCTTTAATCCCAGGATAGTGTGACTTGATATAGTCTGGGGTTCTCTCTATGGCCTTAATCATGTGGGTGTCAGAGAAATCTCTTTTGCGGCTCTTCGGATCCCAATAGAAATTAGTCGGGTCTTCCTCTGCAAATATTATTCTGCCAAATGGCCCCTTAGTGACATCAAACCAACAACCTATCATTCCCTGAGCACCAACCTTGGCTTCCTCTACCAGGCGGTAAGTCTCATCTTGTCCCTCATTCTTCTCCCAGACAACATCGTTCGCCCTTTTAAGGAGTTCAGCAACATACAGGTCACCCTTTCCTATGGGGTTAAACTTAAGCTCTGGTTTCTGGTCTGTGACTATTGCAGATGCACCCTGAACACCCTTAACAATCTTATTGATGGTAGGCTGATCAATACCAAGCTTTGACATCTCTTGGATATCTTTCTCGGTAAGGATCTCGTTTTCCATAGCATCCCATGCAATCTTACGGTCCTTGATCCATTTTGCCCTTGCAGTCGCACCATCATAATACTTTAGGGTCTTATAGACCTCCTTGACCTCATCAGGCATGTCTCCACACTTACATATAAAATCAAGGCTTGATGTGACTATTGATTCTGGCATCTAACACTTCCCTCCAGGTACTACGATATTGGGGTTCTTCTCCACAAGGAACATGGGCTGGAAGGTCTGAGAGAACCTTATTTCATATTCGCTGATCTGAGCTGAATCCAGCATACCAACGCCCCTATCAAGGAAGACATCAAGTATACCATTGACCACAGGCTCTCTTTCCTTCTCTGTAACCTCTGACAGCTTCTGGTCACACTTAATGCAAATCATTCTCTGCATAACTTCACCGAGATCCTTTAAACCATATCCCACTTCCCACTCATCAACCTTGTGAGTATATATCTTATCCTTGTCCAGGCTCTGGAATATACCATTCCTGACCGCCATTACAGGAGCCTTGTTGATGTTCTCCACAAAGTTACGCAGATCCTCAAAGGCTTTCCGGTATCTCTTACGGGTTCGCCTCATGGCTCCGCTTTCTTTGATTGTCCTTAGTTTCTCCCTTGAATCATGTGACATACTGGCCTCTTAATTATATCTGTAATAAACGATGAGTTCTGCTGTCCCTGAGGTGGTAAACTCTGCGTAAATACCAGACGGACAATCAAAATTAAGTCCTGTGGCCCCATTCAAGCCAAGGTTTGCAGCCACAATGCCATGTGTTGGCACTATCTCCCTGCCTGTGTTGTCTGTCCCATCATAGATAGTGAAAGCAGAGACGTCATTTGTCCCATCAGTCCCCATCAGGTAGCCCTTCATTATGGCTGATCCATTGGCAATGATACCTGAAGAGGTTAGCTTCTTAAACTGAAATGCCCCCTCTTCTGCGTGTCCTGCTCCAGAAAGACAAACAAGCCCGATTACCGCTATTATTGCTATAAATCTTTTTATCATGATCTCATCTCCTTAATATACATGTAAAAGTAAGCCGTTAATATCGCTGAGGTCTCCAGACTTAACCACAGCAGATACGCTGTCTATTATAAAAGAGGCTGCTGCGCCTCCCTTTGTTGATATGTAAAGCTCTCCTGTTGCTATGGTCAAAGGAAAACCTGACATTCCCGCTGATGTGATCTCATATGAGTTGGCCCCACCATCAGAAACAACTACTGTGCCAGATGTCAAGGTATCGACATTCAACATCATATTGTAATCTTCATTCGCAAGGGCTTGCTTGATACTGAAGACTGTCCCGCCACTATCGAACTTAACTAGACCCTGGTTCGGATCATAGCAAGTGTGTTCTGTTGCGGTTCTGGTCCCAACCTCCGTCCAATTATCAAGAGTTAGAGTCTTTAAAGATATGCCACCTAAAACTATAGTGGTAAGATCCGTACCCTTGGCCCTTAAGGCAAAATCTGTCGGGCTGGATCCAGTGTTACAATCATAAAGAATGTCAGTGCTTGGAAACTCGTTTATTGCCTGCTTGGAAGGGAAAAAGGTATCTCTGACTTCACAGTTGCTTGATTGGTTGTACTCAAGGATCTCAACAGTAACCATACATGATTGATACGCAGGGACTGGTTCGTCATTAGTAGACAAGTTGCCTGCGGCCGTACCGTTATGTGTGGCGGTGCTGCCTGAGATACTCCATGGTGCTTGTGTGGACCAGCCTGTTCCAGTATCAAAACCAGGATCAGTCGCCAATTCTGCGCTTGCTGTGGTCGATGTGAATTCAGGATTTGACAGTTCATTGGAAAGAGCCTGAGATAAACCCAAGGAAAGGAATAGAGCTGTTAATATTAATCTCTTAATCATCTAGTTTTCCGTCCTTCCATATCTTGAGCCACCCGTCATCAGTCGGATTGACTCGTTCTGGTGGGCCTTCAAGAAAAATGTCTGCTTGTACTGCGCAACCGCCCGCGATGGTGCAGTCATCATGTTTGCCATCCTCATGGCCCAGTTTGCCATCTTCATGCTTGATGAAGGTGGAGCACTCATCCAGGAGAATGGCACAATATACCGTGCCTGTTGTAGCTCTAAACCAGTTTTTAAGGTCGCCTGCAAGTACATGTTTACTCTGGTGTGTAGTGTTCCAGCCAAATTTCTTAGTTAATCCTGCCCCAATTTGATCAGGTATGACACTAATATACTGATTTGATTCAAGTTCTGCAAGTCTTTTTATTGTGGTCTGACCTGCCCCTGTCCTTTCAGCACATATAAGCGCGTTTTCATAGTATAATGATAAATTACTCAGCATATCGGCCCAACTATGAGCATCAACCCTATTTGACCTTAATCGTGCTATAGGTTCATGTAATAACCTATCGTAGACATAGGCAACAGACCAATCCTGGCCAAGCCCCTCTGATATATCGGAGCCTATGCAGTATCTTTTAGTCCAGTATGTGGAATCCCACCCATCAACCAGCCAGTAAGGGAATCGCCACACCTCAAGTATACCTCTGTCTGATTGCACAAATTCAAGCTCTTTATGCCTATTCAGCTCCACCATGCCCCTTATGCCATCCATGGTGTAAACATGACGCTTAAGTGTGTTTGTGAAGTATGAGCCTCCTGTAGTGCTTACGGCCTCTTGCTCTGTCTCTGGATATTGTTCGCTGAACTCCTCCTCATCCATACCGCCCATCAGCTGAATGTCTTTGAAATTCTCTGGCCTTCCTGGTCGGTCCCACCATGGCATGAAGATTCGTTTAAAGTCATTTAATCCCTTCATAGAATCTGTGTATATCTGCCTTGTCCAAGACCACCCTGGAGCGGTCTTGATCGAATTGGAGATCACTATAAACCTACCACTAGCCGCATCGACACCAGGCTTTGAGGCTGAGTATATGGCCTTTATGTGGGGATTCCAACAGGTTTCATCAAGTATTACAAGGTCAGGGGTTTTAGACTGTGCACCTGCCTCTGTAGTGGCAAGGGATTTTATAGTGGAGTTTCCGCCCTTATGGTAAAATACAATCTGCTCAGTGTTCTGCTTCACGATCTTTGGGGCTAACCACTCAGGCAACCTTGACATGATAAAAACACACCTATCAACAAACTCAACAGCCCAATCACCCTTGGCACTCATTACGATGACCAGCTTCATAGGGTGAGTCATGCACCACCACACTGTATAGGCCGCACAGATCCAGGTCATGCCAAGCTGTCGAGCCTTGAGCATGATAAGCCGCTTTGCACTGAAGATCTCAGGAACAACCCTTAGCTGT